GCCATGTCCGGCGGCAGCCTTATCATGTGCGCCTGCGACACCGTCAAGGCCAACCCATCCAGCCTCGTGATGATTCACAAGTGCTGGTCGCTCATCTGGGGCAACTACAACGCCGATGAACTGCGCAAAGCCGCAGATGCCAACGACGCATGGGATAAGAGTCAGGTTTCCATCTATAAGCGGAAGACCGGCCTCTCCGAGACCGTGCTTTTGCACATGATGTCCGATACCACCTACATGACCGGCAAAGAGGCCGTGGAAAAGGGCTTTGCAAATGAGCTGCTGGATGATGCCGAGCCGGTGGAGATCTCCGCAAGTGCCGACCGGCAGACCATCTACGCCAAGGGCCACGCCCTGCACCTGAGACCGGGCACAAAACTGCCCGGCAATATTCCTATGGCTAAAGCGGCTGCACCTGCGACCGCTACTGCAAATACACCGGCGGCACCCGCCGCCCAGTCCAACGAAGGAGGACAATCCACTATGGCAAACAATGCAAATCCCACCACTGCAACCCCCGCAGCGGAAAACCCGCAGGCCGCAGTTGACGCAGCCGTGAGCGCGGAGCGCAACCGTCTGGCCGAAATCGATTCGGTGGCAAGTCTGTTTGATCCCGCTCTGGTGCAGGAGGCTAAGTACGGCGAGACCGCTTGCGATGCTCGCGAGCTGGCATTCCGCGCCGCCAAGGCTGCTGCTGCGCAGGGTCACGAGTTCCTGAAGAATCTGGCAGCGGACAACGCAGCATCTGGTGCACAGAACGTGGAGGCTGTTCCGGGCGCGTCTGCATCTGGCAGCCCGGAATCTCTGCCCGATGCAAAGGGCAATGTGCCCAAGACGCAGGCCGAGCGCATGGCTGCTGCCGACGCAGCCGTCGGCGAACTGCTCGACGATGACAAGAAGTGAGGAGGAACACTACTATGAGCGAACTGAGCAAATCTCTCGGCACCATGGAATTTGATGGCCTGATTGCCGACATCACCCCCAAGCTGGTTGTCAGCGGCGGCACCATCCGCAAGCTGTCCAAGGCCGATACCATCAAGCGCGGCACCGTTCTGGCTAAGTCCGGCGGCACTGCTGGCGATAACAAGCTGGTCGTGCTGGGCACCGCTGCTGCCAGTAATGAGGTGCTTACCGCTTACTGCATCCTGTGTGATGACGTGGCCGTTGGTACCACTGACGATGTGATTGCCCCGGTGTACCTGATGGGCTGCTTCAACTCCAACAAGGTTACCGTGGCCGACAGCTACACCATGACCGAGGCCGACAAGGATGCCCTGCGCAACGGCGGCATCGTCTTCAAGGCCGCTGCACCCGCACTGTAAGGAGGATATAACAATGCCTGCTGAACTGAATTTCTTTGACACCTATACCCTGATGGCCGTGCAGAAGCGCATTGTGCCCAAGCAGACTTTTTTCCGTGACCGCTACTTTCCCACGGAGGAGGGCGACATCTTCAGCTCCAACAAGGTGCTGACCGAGTACATGGACGGCGACCGCAAGATGGCAGCCTTTGTGTCGCCTCGTGTCGGCGCAATCCCGATGGAGCGCATGGGCTACGAGATCCACGAGTTTGAGCCTGCGTCCATCGGTGTGAGCCGTCCTCTGACCTCTGATGACCTGACGAAGCGTGGCTTCGGCGAGGCCATCTATGCCAACAGCACCCCTGCCCAGCGTGCCGCAAAACTGGTCAAGAACGATCTGGCTGACATGGATGGCCGTATCGTCCGCACCGAGGAGTGGATGTGCGCACAGACCATGCTGGACAACGGATGCGTCATGCAGGAGATGCTCGACAACGTGACCAAGGGCGAGGCAAAGGTCGTGAATTTCTACAATCCCGGCCACGAGAACGACCACATCTACACTGCCGCCCACAAGTGGAACGAGGAAGGTGGCAATTTCTTTGGCGACGTTCCGGCTATGTGCCGGCTGCTGTCCAAGCGTGGTCTGCGCGCTGCCGATCTGCTGCTGGGTGCTGATGTTTATGACGCAGTGATGAATCTCGAAAAGGTTCAGCGTCTGCTGGATAAGAATTCCGGCATCATCATCGGCCAGATTGAGCAGCAGCTGAGCGCATACGACGGTGTTGTCTACGGTGGCACCCTCAATTTCCGCGGCTACAAGTTGAATCTGATTTCTGTTGATGAAACCTATGTGGATTCCACCGACAAGGAGCAGAGTTACTTCCCCAAGACCGATGCCGTGATTACGGCTCCCGGCTGCGGCCATCTGATGTATGGTGCTATCACTCAGATCAACTACGGCGACACCATCCAGTCCACCATTTCTGGCCGCCGTGTTCCGAAGTTCAGCATCGATCAGGAAAACGACACTCGCAAGACCGCCCTGAAGTCTCGTCCTCTGGCTGCACCCAAGAACTACATTCCGTGGATTCGCGCCAAGAACATGGTCGGCTAAGTCCGACCTGAAAGGAGTACACCGATGATTGTTGAAATTCTTTGCGGTGGCTACGGCTGCCCCACCAAGACTGGCATTCACACTGTTGCGCATGGCGAGCGGTGCGAGGTCAGCGATGCCGAAGCGGCCCGCCTTATCGGGCTGGGTGTGGCGAAATACGCATTTTCTGCGCCCACTGCCCCGGAAACCGCCCCTGCGGACGTTCCGGCAACTGCGGAAGGTAACGACACCCCCGCAGCCGAAGCCTCGCAGAACGGCTCTGAGGCGGCACACCTCGACCCCGACCAGCTGCACGACATGACTGTTGCCAATCTGAAAAAGCTGGCCGCAGATATGGGCATCGATACTAAGCAGCTCAAGACCAAGGACGCACTTATTCAGGCTATCTGCGCCGAGGACGTTGTGCCCGGTGACGAGTGCGCCGATGGTCCTGAACTGTCAGCTGCGATGCCCACGGCGTGAGTACCTTTAAAGACGCTGTGCAGGAAGATCTGAACAGCGTCTTTCTGAATCTGGATGAGTTCGCCGAAACGCACACGGTCTACTATGATGGAGAGGAATACCCTGACGTTCCTCTGGTTCTGACAGGCCTCTCTGAAAAGGAGCGTGTACGCCAAGCCATCAGCGACCATGCGCAGGGTCTGTACCGGGTCAGCCGGGTGCTGCACTGTGATATTGCAGCCCTCGGCGGAAAGCAGCCTGAAAAGGATTGCAAGCTGGGCATTGACGAGGATGGATTCGTCCGAAACTACTATGTGGCATCCTCTGTCTGCGAGATGGGGATGCTGCGGGTGGAACTGGAGGCGATTGACGAATGAGTGATGTGACAACGGACACCATGATGCACAGCGTAGCTGCTGGCATCACCGTTGACATTGCAGAGGAAGGATTTGACCGGGTGTCTGCCCTCCTCGCCGGAATTCCCGGAGGTGCCAATCGTGCTGTAGGATCTGCGCTGGCTCGCGCCGCTGCCGCCGGAAAAACGGTGGCGAAACGGGCAGTCACGCAGGAGTATGCCATCAGCAGCAGCGAATTTTCCAACCGCACAAAGAATATCAACAACATCCAGCGGGGCAGCAATGGCGAGGTTTCTATCAACTTCGGCTACCGTGGCAGCGTCATCCCCCTTAGAGTTTTCGATACCAAGGTGGACCGCAGCGGCCGCGTGGTAACTCGCGTGAAGAAGTCCGGCGCAAGACAGGCACTGGACCACGCTTTCGAGGCGAAGATGGGCTCTCACTATGACATCTATGAGCGGCAAGGAGAAAAACGGTTCCCGGTCAAGGAACTGTTTGGCCCTGCCACCCCGCAGATGATGTACTCCAACGAGAATGTCATGGACTCCATCGAGGAGAAAATGACATCCACTTACGAGGAGCGCATTGAGCATGAAATCACGCGAATTTTGAACGGATGGGGTGTCTGATATGACCAGTGTTGTTTTGCTTGAGCAGCTGAAAGCATTCACGGAGAAAATCATGGCTGACATGATTCTCCCGGTAGCTATGCAGCAGGGCGATACCGAACAGGCCTACCGTGCCCCGGAAGTCTACCTGATGCGGCTGCCCGACAGCCGTTCAGCCAAGAAGAAAGCCCCGTACATCATCCATCGGGTCATTCCGCTGGAAACGGAGCAGCAGCCCGGCAGCGAGGAGCGCACGGTGGTTTCCGTGCGCTCTATCTTTTGCTGCTACAACCCGGATGAACAAGAGGGCGACCTCGCTCTCCTGAACATGATGGAGCGGTTTCGCGTGGAATTGCTCAAAGTCCGCAAGGTAGGCGGCACTGGCACTGATGGAAAGCACCGGTACCAGTTTACGCTCGTCCTGTCTCCCGGTCATAAGCTGGAAAGCGTTCCTTACGATGAGGAAACCAAGCCGTATTATGCCGGAGAGATGATTACCCACTGGAAGCTGCCGACCGTGCAGCAAACGGAGGATGTTGAATTATGGCGGTAAAAAAGACCGCGGCGGAACAGCCCGCTGAAACCACCGTAAACGCCGAGCTTGCGCAGAGCAAGCCCGGCGTTTCCATTTACGTCGGTCCGTCTATTCTGGGCTATATCCAGAAGAACACGATTTACCCCTGCGCTGCTGCGGAGGCTGTGAACCGTGACGATGTGAAGATTGCCACCGAGAAATATCCCGGCGTGGCCGACTTCATCATCGATGTGGCCGAACTGAACACTACGCCTGAAAAGGCAAAAGCACGCGGCGAGGCCATCCTTGCGTATGCCCGGATGCTCGCCAAATCCAAGTAAGGAGGATTACATACTATGGCAGATCATGGTATTAACGTCAGCCGCGCCGACACCGCCGTGGCGACCCCGAACGCCGCAACCTGCGGCATCCCCTTTGTCATCGGTACTGCACCGCTGTCCAAGGCAACTGGCACCGCTGCAACCGCTGGCACCCCTGTGCTGTGCACCAGCTACACCGAAGCGGAGGAACAGTTGGGTTATGACAACGACTGGGCAAAGTTCACCGTTTGCGAGGTGATGTACTATCACTTCAAGCTGTGTGCCTGCCAGCCGGTCATTTTCCTGCCGCTCGCAGAAAACGCCGAGGCAGAGGCTGCGGCAGCTGCCGTGGAGCAGGTCGAGGCTTGTCTGACGATGTTCGGCATTGTGCCTGACCTGATTATGGCACCCGGCTTCTCCAAGGAGGCTACCGTTGCTGCTGCGCTGGCTGCAAAGGCGGGCTCCATCAACGGTATGTTCTCTGGCAAGGCTCTGGTGGATATTTCTGCAAAGACCTATACTGCCGCAGTGCAGGCCAAGAACGCTGGCACTTACGACCAGAAGTCCATTCTGTGCTGGCCTAACGGCACTCTGGGCGAAAAGAAGTTCCACGGCTCTACCATCATGGCGGGCTGCCTTGCGGAGACCGACACCAAAAATGGCGGCATCCCCTACGAGAGCCCTTCCAACAAGACTGTCCACATCGACGGCCTGTGCGATGATGACGGTGCAGCCATCAACCTGACCTACAATCAGGCAAACGTGGTCGATGCCGCTGGCATCTGCACGTTCCTGAACTTCATGGGCAGTTGGACCGCATGGGGCAACCACACTGGCTGCTACCCCAAGTCCACTGACGTGAAGGACTACTTTATCCCCATCAGCCGGATGTTCGACTATGTTTCCAACACGCTTATCAAGACTTTCTGGTCTAAGCTGGACAAGCCGATGAACCGCCGTCTTATTGACACCATTTTGGACAGCGCAAACATCTGGCTGAATGGTCTGGTTGGCGCAGGCTACCTGCTGGGCGCCCGCGTGGAGATGCTGGAAAGCGAGAACCCCCTGACCAGCCTGATGGCGGGCAAAATCAAACTGCACGTCTACATGACCCCGCCCTCTCCGGCGCAGGAAATCGACTTCGTGCTGGAGTATGACGCTGACTATGTGACCAGCGCACTCCAGTCCTAAAGAGGAGGTACTACTATGGCAATCGATCAGAGCATTATCAATTTTGCTGTCTATGAAGACAGCATTGAGTATGCGGGAATGGCAAAAGTTACACTGCCTGATGTAACTTTTCTGACGCAGTCCATCTCCGGCGCCGGTATCGGCGGCAACATTGATGCCGTTATTTTGGGTCATCTCGAAGCAATGACCCTTGGTCTGGAATTTCGCACCACTACGGCACAGTCCATCAAGCTGTCCGAGATTCGCCGCCACCAGATCGATCTGCGTGTTCCCGTTCAGTATGAGGATCCCATCAATGGCACTATTGATGCTCGTTCTGAAAAGCACGTTCTTGTCGTTATTCCGAAGTCCACCAAGAGCGGCACTATCGCTCCGGCGACCCCCGCCAACGGCTCCGGTGAGTATGCTGTTCGTTACTGGGCAACGTACCTCGAAGGCAAGAAAGTCCGCGAACTGGACCCGCTGAACTTCATCTGCTACATCAACGGCACGGATTATCTGGCAGCTGTCCGCAAGGCACTGGGCAAGTAATCAGAGCCAATCGTTATGCCGGAGCTGCATTTTGCAGCTCCGGCCTATTTTTTAACTGCGAAAGGAGCAGCCGCTATGAACACCACCATCAGCGATAAGGAGTACGATGCAGCCATCGCCGCTGCGAACAAAGCTGCCGCTGACCCTTATGTGTACGTCCACAAGCTCATTCAGCCGTTTGAGTATGAGGGCAAGAAGTACGACACCCTGACGTTTGACTTCGGCAAGCTGACCGGCAACGATTCGCTTGCAATCGAGGCTGAAATGTCCGCTCTGCGCCAGCCGGTTATCGTGCCGAGCATGAGTGCGGGCTATCTGATTCGGATGGCCTGCCGGGCGTGTACGCAACCCATCGGCGTTGACGTTATCGGCGCAATGAGCATTCGGGACTACAACACCATCCGCACCAAAGCAAGAAATTTTTTGATGCTGTCGGATGTGTAACTGATGATGGTGGAGAGTGGCTGCGGCGGCAAGCCCTTCTGATGGCGCAGGGCAACAACACCCCTGCACCATACTGGCTTGCAATGCCTCTGTATCAACTGCGGCAATGGATTGATACCAACAATGCCATTGTTGCCGAGCGCGAAAAGGCGAGAAAGGCGAAGTAGTGGCTCGAAAAGAATGGGAGTTGCTGTTCAACCTGTCCGCCAAACAGAACAGCAACTTCTCCAGCACCTTCAAGGCTGCACAGTCGGCTCTTGTGGAGACACAGAACCGCATCCAGCAACTGAACAAGGTACAGTCCGACATAACCGCGTACCAGAAGCAGCAGCAGGCCGTTGACTCCACCAAGCAGCGGCTGGCCGTCTTGCAGCAGCAGTACGATAACATCCAGAAAGAGATTCAGGAGACCGAGGGCTATTCCTCTGCACTGGAAAACAAGCTGATTTCCAAGCAGGCGCAGATTGATAAGACCACGACCTCCCTACACACCTATGAGCAGCGGCTGGCTGCCACCGGGAACACTCTGCGGGAAGCTGGCGTGGACACCACGCAGCTGACGGCAGAGACCGCCAGGCTGGAAACCGAGGTCGATAAGCTGAAAGATCAGCAGGTTGACCTCAAAAAGACCATGGACGAGGCCGGAGAGGGCGCAAAGGGCTTCGGCGAGAAATCTGTCGAAGCCATCGATGCTGTTGAATCCGTGCTTGCCACGGCTGGCATCGCAAAAGCCCTCGGCGAAATCAAAGACGCATACATGGACTGCATCAACACCGCAGGTGATTTTGAGGCGTCCATGAGCAACGTCGAAGCCCTGTCCGGCGCATCCGGCAATGAACTGGAAGCCCTGTCCGACAAGGCCAAGGAGATGGGTGCAACCACCAAGTTTACCGCTGGTGAATCAGCTGACGCTCTGTCTTACATGGCTCTGGCGGGCTGGAACACCCAGTCTATGCTGGAGGGCATCAGCCCGGTGCTGAATCTGGCCGCTGCTGCCAACATGGACTTGGCACAGGCATCGGATATTGTCACCGACTATCTGACCGCCTTTGGCCTGAAAGCCTCTGACACCACGCACTTTGTTGATGTTTTGGCTTACGCCATGGCTCACTCCAACACGAATGTGATCCAGCTGGGCGAGGCATACAAGGCGTGTGCATCCACTGCTACCTCCCTCGGCTACTCTGTCGAGGAAACCACCGCAGTTCTGGCTACTATGGCCAATGCCGGTGTTAAGGGCGGCGAGGCTGGCACAGCCCTGAACGCCATCTTTACCCGCCTTGCCACCAACACGAAAAAGTGCGGTGACGAACTGGCGAACTATGGCGTGAACATCTACGATGCACGGGGCAATATGCAGTCCCTGTCCAGCATCCTTACTGGCATTGCCGGGGTCTGGGGCGACCTGACCGACCAAGAGCAGGCCAACCTCGCCAAGACCATCGCTGGCACGAACCAGTACTCCAAGCTGCAAACCATCATGGCCGGGTGCAGCGAGGCCGCCGCCGAGGGCGGGCAGTCGTTCTCTGACTACACCGAAGCTCTGAACAGCTGCGCCGGATCTGCCGACAAGATGGCGGGCACTATGCTCGACAACATGAACGGCAGGCTGGTTCTGATGCAGTCTGCCGCTGACGGCCTGAAAATCGCCATCGGCGAGGATTTGACCCCGACTTTGTCCAAGCTGTACGATGTCGGGGCTAAAGTTCTGGGCTGGATGCAGAGCTTCGTTGAGGAACATCCCGGTGCAGTCAAGGCGGTTGCGGCCGGAACTGTCGCTCTTGGAGGGTTCCTTGGCGTTATGACTGCCGCATCTGCGGCAATAAAAATTGGCAGCGCAGCTATGGGCCTGTTCTCTGCATCCCTTGGAGTGACGGCTCCTGTTCTTGCGGGCGTTGTCATTGCGGGAACGGCTCTCGCTGCCGTAATCGGTGGAATTTCCGGCGCAGCAGACGACGGTGTCCCGCATGTACGAGAACTGACCAGCGCAGCCCGCGATATGGGCAGTAGCATGGACGAGGTCAGCGACACCTACCATTCCACGTTGTCCAACATGGAAGCCACTGCCAGTGTCGCGGACCAGTACATCAGCAAGTTGGAGGCCATCGAAGCTGCCACCAACGGCAATACTGCCGGGAACGCTGAGTATCACGATACCCTTGCCCGTCTGTCTGCGCTGGTGCCCAGTCTGGCTGATGATATTGATCTTGAAACGGATTCCATCAAGGGCGGCACAGAAGCTCTGCGCCAGCACGCGAATGCTTATGCGGACGATGTAAAAGCGCAGGCTCGGCAAGAGTACCTGAACGGAATCTACGAGCAGTACAACGATGTGCTGGTCGAAAGTGCGGCGAATGAAGCAAAGCTGGCTGCTGCACAAGCAAAGGTCGAAAAATCCAATGCCGGCATGGACGCAACATACAGCAAGTTGCTTTCCACGCTCGGCATGACGGACGAACAGTTCAAGTCCACTTACGGCACTGTTCAGGATATTCCATGGCGTTCCATGGGCGAAGATGTGCAGCAGCTGCGCACCGAGTACATGGGCTACTCGGAAGACCTTGCCACTGCCCGGCATGAAGTCGAAAACTACACCGAGGCCGTAGAGAAGGACCAGGAAGCCATCGATGCAGCCGAGGCTGAGTATCAGGAAGCCAAGGATGCAGTTGATTCCCTGAACGCAGCGCAGCAGGATGCCGCCAACAGCGCAAACGATGTGGCTGCACAGGAACAGGCTGTCACCGATGTTGTCAACGATGCCGAGGCAGAGATTCAAGAACTGGTTTCGGCATACACGGACGCTTACAATGCGGCCTATGACAGCATCACCAAGCAGTACGACCTGTGGGATACCGCCGAAAAGGTTGTTGCCACCTCCGCATCCAGCATCAACTCCGCGTTGGAAAGCCAGATCACCTACTGGGACAACTACAACCAGAATCTCGAAAGCCTGACCGAGCGCGCTGCCGATATTGACGGCTTGAGCGATGTTATCGCCAGCTTTGCCGATGGCAGCAAGGATTCTGTGAACGCCATTGCTGGCATGGCAGCTGCGTCGGATTCCGACCTCGCAAAGATGGTCGAGAATTACCGTTCCTTGCAGGAGGCGCAGAAAACCACCAGCGAGAGCATGGCCGACCTTGAAACCGGCATGAGCAATGCCATGGACGAGATCGCACAGAACGTGGCGGACAGTGTTGCCGACATGGACTTGAACGATGAGGCCATGAAGAGCGCACAGTCCACCATTCAGGGCTTTATCGACGGCGCAGAGGGCATGATGCCTCGTGTCAAGGAGGCATACGAAAAGGTGGCGAACGCTGCCTCTGATGCGCTGGCCGGGGCAAATAAGCGTTACAACATCGACCAGAAAAACGGCAATATCCCCGGCTATGCAGTTGGTACGGAATCTGCCGCGCCGGGCTTTGCCATCGTTGGTGAGAACGGCCCGGAACTGGTCTACTTCAACGGCGGCGAAACCGTGCTGACTGCGCCGGAGACCCGCGCAGCGTTCAACGAGGCACGGCAGCTGGAGCAGATCACCAGCACAAATGCGATTGACCTGTCCGCTGTCCGGGATGCCATCCGTGAGGAGCAGGAAGCCCAGACTCTGCGTGAGGAGTACAACCGATATGTAGAAACAGTCAATGGCAGCAATTCAGTCTACTTCAACGGCGGCGAAACCCGCTCCGTTGCGGAAGTGCAGCTGCCCGGTGGCTCTGCATCTGGCGGCTCCAACGCCAGCAGCGCGGCTCCTATCACCGTTGCGCCCGTCTACCACATCTACGGTATGCGAGACACGGATGAACTGCGAAGCGTCCTGAACGCCCAGAATGACGACCTCCGGGAAGCTGTGCTGGAAATCGTGAGCGACAACGACACCGATAATTTCAGGAGGGGTTACGCATGAGCAAAACCTACACCACCGTGCAGGGCGACCGCTGGGACAGCGTGGCATACACGCAGCTTGGTAGCTGCGCCCTTGCACCCCGCCTGATGGCTGCGAACTCGCAGTATCTGAACTATTTTGAGTTTCCTGCCGGAATCGTTTTGACGCTCCCGGAAATCGAAACCAAGACGAGCTCGACCCTGCCGCCGTGGAAGAAGGTGGTCACATGAGCGATGAAAATACTGCCCGCCATGCCGAGTGTACGGTGGAGTTTGACGGCGTGGACATCACCAGCAGCATCGCTCCTTACCTGCTCTCCCTGTCCTTTACGGACAACGAGGAAGATGCCAGCGATGACCTGCAAATCAAACTCCAAGACCGTGAGGGTGTCTGGATGACCGACTGGCTCCAGAAGATGATAGACGGCGATGTGTCGGCTGCATCTTCTGATGGCTACAAGGTCGGTGATGTGGTGCAGTTCCTTGGCGGTCCGCACTATAAGGCATCCACCGACAAAAAGGCAAACGGCAAGCCCAAGGCTGGCCCTGCCAAGATCACCATCATCAAGCAGGGCGCGCTTCATCCGTACCACATCATCCACACCGATGGCACATCTCGCGTCTACGGCTGGGTGGATGCCAGCGAGATCTCCGGCAAGTCTGGCAGCGGCTCTTCTGACTCCTCCTCCGGCAGCGGAGAAGAAAGCCTGAAAATCCGTGCTACCATCACCGCCTGCAACTGGCACAGTGATGGCAAAGATGAAGCGCTGGACTGCGGAACCTTTGAACTGGACAGTGTGGTTGCGTCTGGACCGCCCGGCATTATCACCATCAAGGCCATTGGGCTGCCCTACACGAGCCAGATCCGGCAGACCAAGCAGAGCAAGGGCTGGGAAAAGTACAAGCTGTCCGGCATTGCCAATGAAATGGCATCTAAGAACGGCATGACGACCCAGTTTCTTGCAAAGAAAGATCCTGAGTACAAGCGTGTGGAGCAGTACCGCTGCTCTGACATCGACTTTTTGCAGCAGCTTTGCCACGATGCAGGGCTGTCGCTGAAATGCACTGATGGCAAAATCGTCATCTTTGACCAGCAGGAGTACGAGGGCAAGGACGCTGTGTGGACTACCACGCTGGGCGACAAAAGCTATATCAAGTATAGTCATTCACTCGGTCAGGCTGGAACACAGTATGCGTCCTGCCGGGTATCTTACGTTGGGCCTGATGGCAAGGCTATCGAGGGCATTGCCTACGTTAAGGACTACGATGCCAAGAGCAAGACCAATCAGCAGCTGGAAGTCTACGCCCCGGTCACGAGCAAGGCAGAGGCGAAAGAACTGGCTGCAAAGAAACTCCGGCTCTACAACAAGTATGAGCGTCAGATGA